ATTCATAACCGGAAGATACTGCCGAATGATTTTAGTCTTGATGCCAGTGTCCTTTAGGAGTTCTGCAATGACTTCATTATATGTACGTTCCTCAAGTTGCGAACTCTTAAGGTTGCTTAGCAAGTCACGATCGTCGTCAATGATTTGTAGATCATTTTCGGCTTTACGTAAATCATTATGGTTACATTCCTTTTTCTTCAGATCTTCAAGATCGCGAATACGACGTTCATAATTACCAACGACTGTGTTATTACCGCTTACTTGGTTGTTCAGCTTTAGTAGAGCAGATAGCTTAGATTCATATTCAACAAACTTTGCATCTGCATCAATTATACTGCGCAGCAACTGTTCACGACCTTCTGCCAATTCTTTTGCGCGGCAGCGGCAATCTTCAAGTTTTGAGTCACGGACGCTTTCTTCAATCTTTTGACTACAAGTTGGGCATTCGGTGTTATGCTCGTAGAACTTAGATTCCGTAACAATCTTTTTGATGTTGTCCTTAATCTGATGTTCGTATCCTTTTAGCTTTGTGCGTGTCTGTTCAGTCGACTTTAATGTTGCGCGTGTCGATTCGTATGCACCGTTGTATTCAACAAGCATATCTTCATTCTTCTTAAGAAGCTCGTCTATCTGTTCACGTAGGTGGAGTATCTCGTCATCATACTTTGCTGCATTTGTTTCACCAATAGACTTTAAGCTATCGATGTATTTACGCTGCATGACAATCTTCTCATTGATTAGGCTATGCTGATATTCAGTGTCTTTGATCGAGTCCTTTATCTTTGCGGTGCTTTCCTTTAGCACACCATTCATTCTTGAGAAGATAATGATGTCAAGCAGGTCCTCAATAACTTCACGTCGGTGGTAGGCACTAAGTTGCATAAATGGAACGAAGTTGCTGCTACCTAGTACCACCACCTGGTGAAAGCTCTTATGATTTAATTTCAGAATGTTTGTCTCAAGCAATTTCTGATAGTCACGTGAATGACTTTCTTGATTGATCATTACACCATTTACCCAAATCTCAAAGATGTTGGGTTTAAGCCCTCGTATGATTTTGTATTCAGACGGTCCATTTTGAAATTCAATCTCGACACGTGTACCTTTGCCATTGATGCTGTTAATCAGCTGTGGCTTGTTAATTGCACGATGCGGTTTACCAAACAACACAAAGGACAATGCATCAAGCATTAGACTTTTGCCGCTGCCATTGTGCCCGACGATCAACGTACTGCGGACATTGTCAAGGTCAATTTCAATTTCGTTGTCACCAACGCTTAGGAAGTTCTTGTATCTTAGTTTCTTAAAGACTAGCATATCAAATAGAATCAAGGGTTTGTGCTTCAACGTATAGCTCCTGAAGACGACGTTTAATTCGTTCTTTATCAAGAGTTGTGTCTACCGCATCGACGTATGTATTAAGAAGAGTAACGGTATCGCTGATATTGACATCATCGTCCGCAACATTATCAGCATTGTACTCATTTAGGTTTTCAACAATCTTGTACTCAAACGGTTCATTTGCTACAATCTTGTCAAGGTACTTGTCGAAAGCATAAGGATCTTTCTTACTTGCCACGATGATCTTAACAAAAGATCCGCGGACATGTGATAGGTCCATCTCTGCAACATCGGAGACTGGATTAATAAACAATGAATCATCATAAACTAATCGCTTAAAGATTGTCATGTCATTGCGAACCGGAAGCAGCTCTCGAGTGCTAGTGTCAAGAATATGGAAATACTTTGGATCATTGCAGTCAGCCCACGTTTGCTCAAATGGAACTCCAAGATATGTAATGTTTCCACGAGCGCTCTTTGTATGATAGTGTCCTGACAAGACCATTTCATAACGCTTGAAAAGATCAGAATCCATGCCGTGGCTAATCGCTGGCGCGCCTTTCATCATCTCAAATCCACAGAGCTCAAGGTGGCCGCCAAGAATTGGAGCATCAGCAGTCTCAATAAACTTTACGCTCTCTGCATAATTTTCAGCATTGATCCAAGGTAACAAGGCAATCCGCAAGCCGTCATATTCATTAACAGTTGGCTGCATGTATAGATTAACAACATCAGAATAATGCGTTAGGATTTCAACCAAGCTGCAAAGATCATTTGTGTTTTTGTATGCGACATCATGATTTCCACAAATAATATCCATCGTCAATTCGTACTGCCTCAATTTTTCAAGGAACATTTCGCGATTACGTCGCAGTACTTTGTAATTGATTACTCTACGATTATCATAGTAATCTCCAAGGTGGATGATCTTGGTTATTCCTCGATCACGAATGTATGGGAAAAATACTTCCTCGTAAAATCGTTCTGCATAATCAAGAAATATGTCGCTGCCGTTTTTGACTCCAGCGTGAGTGTCAGTAATGATTGCAATTTGCATCTTATTGAATAAAATCTGAAAGTGGACCAACGCGTGCAGACTTTACAGCTCGCTTCGCTTGTTTCTTAGGTGCAGGTTCGCTGGCTGTTTCTTTTCGAATGTCATAAAATGCAGCGTTTCGTCTGCGAACCTTTTCAACAAGATTTTCGCCGATATGTGCTTCATCGTCATCCATATCAATGAAAGCGCCAATTGATCCGTTGTCAATCATTTTCATTTTGATATCCAACTGTCGCTTTTCTTTTGCAATTCGGCGGAGGAAAGCAAAGTAGCAAATTTGAGTAAAGTAGCCAAAAGCATTTGGAGAGCCGCCGCGTGTTTCCGCATTTGCGTCAAAATTCTTAAGAGCTTTAATACAGTCAATTACGCCGTCCATGACCATGTCTTCGCGGTATGGATAGCTTACGTAACTCGGGCTACGTGATAGCCCATTTGAAATTTTCATAATTGAAGTAGCAATGTAATCGTTTGGCTGAGGCGGATCACATTCGGCTTTCTTTGCTTCAGAAACTTTTATTGCATGCTCAATAACTGCAGCGCTCAAATCTTTATTGTTGACATAGTCATCGCCACGCGATCGTCTCTTCGTAGCAGTTTTTGTTGGTTTAGCGAGTACGCTCGTATCTTCGTTCATATTAGTATATTATTATAATATCACGCGCATGTAAATAACTTTTTTCTCTTTGATGAATTTTATTATTTACATCCTAAAGGACTACCGTTATAATAATATCAAGTTCGCTACTGTACTAACAGTTCTGCTATTTTCTTCCAATAATCTTCTGTATAACCTTTAGGATCAAGTGGCTGATGTATATTCATAGGTTCTCCGATATCCTCATCAGTATATGCCGAAACCTTTGAGGCAGTGAGGTAATCACAATAGTACTTTTTAAGGCGGATTGTAGCGATTGATTCAAACTCTACATGATTGGAATATATGATAGCCGGAGTTGCCACAGTTTCCCCAAGCGCCGCAGGCGCGAACAATATGTCATCGCCCGATTCAGATATGATTGAAGCATAGTTAAGTTCTACACCATTTTCGTAGATGTCAAGTACTTCGCCGATGATCACCTTTCCGCTGGATAGTCCATAGACTCGAATGTTTAGATCATTAATCTTAGATAGCAGTTCAGCAGATAGAGTCTTCATGGTAATTCAATTTCATATACTTTATGATCAAATTCTTCACGGGAATAAATTTTGATTCGTTCAATCGCATGTTTCATCGTGTAATTCTTTTTGCTTTTCCATCCGAAATTGTCGGATATGTCATAAACGGTTGTTGCACGACCGTCATCTGATTTACGAAGGCCCCGACCAATACTCTGTAGTACTCGAATTTGGCTTTTATTTGGCGCCGCGAATATGATTGAATGTAGATTTTTAATGTTAATACCTGTTGAGAACGTCCCACTACTTGCAACAATGATTGAGTCCTTTTCTTTTTCAACAATCTCACGGATAGATTCACGATCGGTTGCATCAACTTCGCCACTGACATAAAAGGTTTTTCGCTCATCACCAACGGCTGCTTTAATTTTTTCGTATAGCGGCTTACCATGCTTTTGAACAAGGTTAAACAGTACCAGTGTATTTCCGCTTAAGCTTTTTGCAAGGTTCACGATAAAACGGTTACGACCTTCATGCGAAACAATAGCATCAATCTCTGCTTGATATTCAAGCTTCGAAACAATCTTACGTAACTCGTCTGGATATTTCAATACAAGACACTTAATCTTAAGGTCAGCTAATGTTTCGTTATCAATAAGTTCTTTAGTTGTAATGACTTTATGAACTGGTCCAAAATTACCAACTAAAACTTTTTCATTGGTGAGACTTCCGTCAAGTGTTCCAGTTGTTCCAATACGATAGCCTGAGCGGGTCAGATTATTCATAATCGTGTTTAGCGATTTTGCTTTGAATAAATGGCTTTCGTCCCCGATAGTCATCCCATAGACATTAAACCAATTCTTAGGTAATTTAATAGCGCTCTGCCACGTAGTAATAATTACACGTTGCTCTAATCCAATCTTTTCTTTGCCACTATAGATTCCATGAACTTCTTCTGAAACATTAAAAGTAGAGTCGTGTGAACTATATTCAGCAAAATCTTTAGTCATCTGTTCGACCAAAGAAGTTGTTGGAACAACGATTAACACCTTATCTTCATGTTCTTCAAGATACCAACGCATCATCAAATAAATGATCAACGACTTACCTGAACCCGTTGGGCTAATAACTAAACTACGTTTTTCGGATAATGCATGACTGTATGCATCGAGCTGATAATCATAAGGAGTGATGCGTTGACCGCGGAAACGAATATCGCGTTCGGTTGCACATGTGACCAATTCTTTCTTATCAACCGGAAAAGTATCGCGCATTGAGTTGTCGGCCGCAACCTTATATCCGCGCTTTTGTAAGAATCCCATTGCATCAGGTACTAATCCATACGGTAACGTGTGGGTGCGGGAATCGTACAGATATATTTTTCCATTCCAAAGCTTATTACGATATGCTGGCATGAACTTATAACCATCAACGAAAAAGCTGAAGTGTTCACTAAGTTCCATCAGTGCACCACTATCAGTTGACTTCACGTGGACTTTCGTTTCGTCCACTTTGTAGAAGGTTACGTTGCTCATACTCCAGCAGTGAATCGTTTAAAGTCTAAAATGTTTTTAATTACAGTGTGTCTCCAACGTAAAGTGTCAAGAATTTCTTTTAGTGTTTCAACTATGTTTTGCTGATACTCAACAACCATTTTCAATTTTACTACGTCGGAGTCAGTGTCGTAGTATATATCCATGTCGCTTTTGAGCGGTTTTGTCAGGCCGTTGAATGGATCATATGGCCAACCTTTCGCGTCCATTTCTTCTTTACTCATTTTGCCGTTGTAATACAGCCACTTGTCCTTCTTTAAGACTGCAAGTTCATGATCGCGCTTCTTTAGGCGAAGCTTAGCGTGGCTGTAGAGTTCAAGGTATTTAGCATGTAAACTCGCGCTCTTAATACTTGTCTCATCAAGATTCACTTCATCAATTTTGGAGTCAGCACCCCACATCACTAAGATATCATCTAATGTCATAATTTAATTATACAAACTCAAAACGATCATAACGAAAAGAAACATCAACGTATGCATATTCGACGTCGGACATCTGGGTATTAAACTCAACGGAACCTACGCTAGTTGGAAATGCATTTGTGAATCGCATTACTCGCGACACATTGTTATGGCTAGTCAAAAAGACCAAAGACATTTCACGAACGTCTAAAGTTTTAGATTTTGCATTAGTTAATATCCATTGATAAAGCTCATCATATACTTTAAGTTCTTCGTCAACTGCAATACGAATGCTTATTGGATCATATTGAATCTTTTCACCAGGTAGGAATCCATGTTGGTTACGATAGTGTAATTCAATTTCTGGAAGGTTAATACTAGGGAGCGTCGCCGATACCGCAAAGTATTCGGTATTTCTATAATCATTTCCGGAAATTTGCAACTTAAATCCAGTAAGCGATAATAGGTTTTTATTGGATGTTACCATAGTTGTATTTATAGACAAAAAGGGAGCTACCCTTTCGAGTAGCTCCCCATGAATATACGTTATCCGTTAAGGATTATGCAAGGTTAGCTTCACCATTGTAACCGAATCCGTTTGCACCAGAAAGACCAGTGACAGTGAATGTACGGTAGTATGGGTTTGCGCTGTTGGTTCCGGTGTCGCTTGAATCTGCACCACCTGCAAATGGGTTCGCAACCAAGCCGTAGCGAGTCTTGAAACCAATCTTAGGTTGGAATGTGTTAGTGTCAACTGCACGAACCATAGTAAGTGGAACGTATGGGCAGTAGAACATACCAGCATCGTATGCATTTGCACCCTTGTAACCTACAGTGATGTAGTCTTCGGTGCTGAATGGGTCGATGAAGACCTTAAGGCGACCGTTAAGAACACCTGCGAATACGTTACCAGTGTCATCAACGTTTAGGTTGGTGCTAAGTGCTGGAGCGTAGTTAAGTACACCTGATGCAGCAAGTGCGGAAGCAACGTTGCTGGAGCAAACAATGAAGTTACCCTTACCACGACGTGTTGCCTTAGCAACCGCGTTGGCTTCAACATCAAGTTGGAAGCCAAGAGTCTTGAACTTTTCAACAGCCCAACGACCATCGGAGTCTTGGTCGATGTCGTAGTTACCGGAACCATTATAACCACCAGCAATAGCCTTAAGGTTAATTGTTTCAATAACTTCACGGTTGATTTCCGCAAGGATTTCAACGGATAGGATGTTAGCAAGTTCTGCTTCAGCATCAAGACCGTGAACAGCCTTGAGGTCCTGTGCAAGTTCCATGGTGTATTCAGCCTTAAGCGCACGGGTCTTTGCAGTAACCGTGGTCTTGTCGACGGTGAAACCCATTTGACCGAAACCACCACCAGCAACGGTGCGCGCACCGGAACCAGCTGCAGTACCAACGGTATCAGCTGAATTGCCTGTTAGAGCTTCACCTTGAGCTGTTGTCACCTTACCAGAGAATAAAGTATCTGGCTTGTTGAAGAGAGCTTCAGCGCTATTTGCACCGGAAGCATCCTGATATTGACTACGCATTGCGAAGATCAAACCAGTTGGCATGGTCATTGGCTGAACACCAGCAATATCATATGCAACGATGTTAGGCATTGCACGACGAACAAGGCTGATGAGAACTGGATCCCAGGTCTCATCAGC